AGTCCATCTAACCAGCCGAGGCAAAAATCTTTTAACATAACAGCTCCTACCCTGTTGTAATACTCTACAAATATACTAAATATTTTCTAAAATCTTGTATCTGTGAAAAGGTGTGTAATCGTGTCCGTGTTTGGCTTGATCATCATCAAGGGTTGTACCCTGTGCAATCAATTTTGAAAAGCTGTCAGCAGGTTGTATACTGGTGACTTCAATGTCATCAATCCTACTTCCATCGTGCCAAACTTCATCAAGAAAATAATCACAGCATACATCAAAGAAATCCTTTGGCGTTTTGCAATGTCCGTTCACTGTGCCTTGAATGGTTACGCCTGACGATAATGAAAGCCTAACGGTTGCCTTGTACACCATACCCCAAATCTTCCTTTACTTTCTGTTGTTTGTTCAACTTCTCCAGGTACTTCTTACCTCTGAATTGTGGGCGTTCCATCTGAAGCTTACGTCTGATTCTCGTGATGGTCTGTGCATCGGTTAACTTGCCGAATGTGTACTCACGTTTGAAGTCATCAAAGGTTTCTAATCTTATTTCTTCGTCTGACATCTGCATAGTCCAATAGTAGGCTGTGAGCATTCGGTCATCGTCTTTGGTTTCAGGGTGCTTGAGTAGAACAGCAGCAACCCTTTGTTGTATCATGTTGCTCATTTCTTAAATCTCCTTCTGTAAAGTGGTTCAACATAAGGCTTTTCAGATTCGTTGGCTTGACGCTCAAGCTCATCTTCAAGCTTCTTAAATTCTCTGACATCGTCGCAAATTTTGGCATAGGCTAAATAGCAGATAGCAATGATTAAGGCGACGGGTAAAACTAAAATTACTGGTACTTCCATACTTCAAATATAAACTTTCTTTTTAATTCGCCAAAATATTTTGCAATAACTCCCAAGCATTCTCTAATTTCTCATTGAGTTCAAACTCTACCTCATGCCTTTCAATCTCTGCAATGTGCATCTGTTTTGCTTCGGGCATTCTTGGATCGTACGAAACGAAATAACCATAGTCCAAGTTGGCGGCAATCATGCCAAGTTGCATCTGCCAATAATACTCTGGGTGTATTTGCTTGAGGCTATCCGCATCGTATATGTTGAAGTTCTTTAAATGGATACCGCTATTGTACGGGCATTTTATTTCAAGGATTGCATCTTCACTCAGACCGTCAGGTGAATAACCGCTATACTCACCATAAGGAATAAATACATAGGTTTCTCCTCCGTAGTATGTCCACTCCTCAAAGTTCTGCTGATTAAAATAGTGAAACGCATCCGCTTCGTTTGTTATACCCCATTCAAGAGCATCACCATACACAGGTTTACTTTGCCCGGTCAGTATCTCAGCAGCTCGTTCATAGACAAATGTTTCTGCCGTCTTAGATAGGGGAGAACCTGATCGGCTGCTCCCCATTAACTTATGAACCACTGAAGCCGTAAAACGATTGGCTCTTGCTTTGAGCCATTCCTCTTGGCTTTGCGTCATAGTAACTTCCATCCGTTGCTCATTAGTCATTTGGTTGCTGTCAACACCTCCTCATGTTTTTTAGATATAACAAACTTGTCTTTAATGTCTTGGATGTTACCACCGTTCTGAATGTGTTTTAATGCTTTCTGCCACATTGGATGTTGTGGTGTGATGGTTTCCTTGACTGTTTTGACTTCATGCCCACTTGCACTATTGCCGTCATCATCTGCCTGGTTCAAGTTAAAGATAGAAGCAAGGGCATAACGACGAGCATACGTCAAAGCAGAACCGTACTGCTGTGGGTTGTTTGCGTCACGCATTCTTAGAAGCTGTTCAGATTGCATCCATTCGCCACTCTCTACGTGATAAATCTTCGTAACCAATACGTCATCGTGTGGGTGCTGAGTAATTAACAAACCTAACTCTTGACATACTGGATTGATGGTAACAAGTATGCTTGAAAGGTCAGCATAGCTTGATTGAAAGTGGTCGTTCTTGGCTGTCTTCTTTACAGCATTGACTTTGCCTTGGAACTCAAATAGAGCCTTCACAAGGTTGTTTGTTTCGTTACTTGTTTTCATTTTCTATTAGTTTAATTCTTGTTGGTTTTAGGTTGTGATAGTACATCAGGTCATTGATAACGTCATAACGCTCTATGTCGTTGTAAATTCTAAAGTCAGTTTTGTAGGATGCTCCTTCCTCGTCAACTACTCTGAAGATATTGTCAGAATACTCGTCACGGTAATGATCCATAATCATTGACTCTACTTCCTCACGGTCAAAAAACAGAGTCACAAAATACTGCTCCACTTCAATCTCGTGGTCGTGTACTAACATGGTAATCATTGCTGCACCTCCTCGTTTTCGATGTCCTCAAGGGCAGCCTTTAAAACTAACAGAGCCTTGTCTGAAATGACGTTACCTTCAATGTACTTCTTGACGGTGGGCATAGATACCCCCGTTTCTTCGCTCACACGCTTGATGATGCCGTGGCGTTTCTTTAACTTAATAAGTTTGACAATTTCTTGTATTTCCATGCCACAAATATAAAAATAATTTGTAGAATGAAAAAACTTTTTTAATTATGGACTGCCTAAAGTATCGGCAATATATTGGGCGATACGCTGCCCAAGGGTTTCTGTGGTAACTTGTTTTAGGGAATTCGATATAAATGGTTGCGGCTTTGTTCCTCTTTTCCCAATGACGTTTCTAATAGCAAAAGCAAGTGACTTAGTAGCGGCTATCCTATCAGGCGACTGAGAAATCTTCATCTGCATTTCCTTTTTATTTTGCACCCACTTATATATATTTTCGTATGGTGGTTTTTCTCCTCTCTTTCTTCCGTTCTCTACATAATACCAGTAATCTTGCATCATAGTGGTAAGCCTATACCCACCTGGTTTGCTTGTTATTTTAGGACTAATAGAAGAAGATAAGCTGCTCGTTGCATTCGTCTTATTGATCCTCAATCGGTTCTGCATCTGAGCAATAAGCTCATTGCCCCAATTTTGGACAATACGCAAAATCCCATCATCTGATGACGGGTTAAAATCTGAATACTCTTTTCCTATGTTCTCAAGAGAATCAGCCATTCAATTTACTTAATGCGTAATTGTGAAAATCCTTCAATCTGCTGATCCATCCTCTGCCGAAATGCTTGAATGAAGATAACCCTCTCAAGAAGTTAACTCTGTGGTCATAACTCTTTAGGTAGATATAATCCTCTCCTTTCATGATTATAAGGCGATTTAAGGCACTTAAAGTGTTCTTTCCTACCTTCCCATCCACTGCAATGTTAAAACCCTCTGATACGATAAATTTCTGAAGTTGCTTGGCTGCTCCGTAAACACCAGAACCCCAAGCGAAATCTGCCCAAAACTCAGCGATAAGATCGGATTCAATATCGTCTGCTTTTATACCTTCCCAGTAGAGTTTATAGATTGACTTCCAATCTTCGTGAGTCATCTCATAGAAACGTCGGATTGATTCTTCTGAATCTCCGTGTTGAGCTTTCCAAGCCGCCCACGTAATGCCTTTATTGGTATGAACACCTGAGCCATCAGGCACACAGTTTGCTGATGCACTATCTTTTGAGTGCTTAGAAAGTCCGCCCTCCCAGCGGAGGATATAGTCAATATTTGCATTGTTTATGTCACCCATGATCTTGTATTTCTTAATCTTTTGAGATACCACTCTGCTTTTTGCAAGTCTTCCATTCCGTTCTTACGATTATACCGCCACATATACTTAAGAGAATTACCCCGTAAATAACCTTTAAATTCTTCATAACTCATTTGTGCTTTAATACATTCTATACATTCAATCTCCCCTGCATAGTGGGTAGGATTGTTCACGTTGTCAGCCATATGTATCTAAATTCCTCGTACGGCAAATCTATGTAAAAAGAATGAGAACCCTCACAAAACACTTGAGTCATCTCGTAAAATTGTGACGCTCCAACTACTTTTGATAAGTCCAAAATACCCTGTTCTACAATCTCAACCTCTTGAGCTTCTGTTTCCAATCCTATCTGTTCGTAAATTGGATCAATCATGTCCTCACGAAATATGTAGTTAACCTCTATCTTCATCTTATCTTGTATGTGAAAGCGTTTACTTTAATTTCTTCTTTGCCATCTTTTACAACTCTCTGTGGGTGCATCTCTAACCACCTACCGCCTAAAGGCTTAGGACTTGCTCCACGTTCAACGTGCCAACCTCCTTTGCCTTCGTTGTATTCTTCTTTATAAGTTGCAGTACGAACCATGAGAATGTCTTTAAGTCTTACCTTGTTTTTTTGTGTTAGCCTTTCAACTGTGTACGTAAGTTCATGGTCTTCGTGTACGTGACCCATCCAAATCATGTCTGCCCCCTCAACAAAGGTCTGCATTCTGTTAAACTGAATGGTTCCCTTCGTCACTGGTCCACCACCTCCAGACCCATGAAAATACTTAATGTTAAAATTAACAGTTTGTTTGCTAGCCTCACGAGCGAAGTTGTAAATAATCCAACCGCCATAACCTCCAACCTCAACATTGGTATCGTTGGTTGAGTTAAGCCCATAGACAAAACGTTCAATCACATCTGTTTCTTGTCGCTTCAAAATGTTGGTTTCATGGTTGCCATACCCTACGACCTTGATTAAATGAGCATAAGGACTAAACCACTTGACCGCATCGTTTACAACAGCATCTAAATAGTTAGATTTGTTGTGTTCTGGTCTGATATCTGACTTGTTCTTACGAGGATCATAGGATCCCTGCATTAAACAGAAGGTATCGCCATTAAGCAATATGTCCGCCCCGATTTCTTTTGCTTTTTCGAGATGGCTTCTGAGTAGCTCACGGTCACACTTTGGATTGTCCCAATGGGCATCACTGATGAGTAATACTTTCTTAGGTGCGAATGTGTTTCTGAGGATGTGTACATTTGTTTTCATAGTATTAAAGCCAAGACAAGTAAAGCAAATTGAACAGCGTTTATTTTTTGTAGTGTTTTGTTCTTGCTTTTCTCTTTGGCAATGGTTTGTTCTTGATTGGTTATGATTGCAGCCTGGTTCATTATCTGAGTGCTGTCTTGCTTGGCTAAGTCTTTGTAAAGCGTCAACTTCTCCTCGCACTCTATACATTTAATCAGTCGTTGATTTATTTCCTTGATCGTACTGTCTGAGTATTGACAAAAGGCTCTCTGTGGTTGTAGAGCTGCCAATGCTATCAGAGTAGATATTGCGAAGGGAATCAATCTTTTTATCAACTGCATAGATTTCTCTAATTATTATTACTCTACTCGTATCACGTTGGTATGTCGCAGTAACTTTCGAGGTAGGGCGTATTGATAACAAAATCAAGACCATGACCAGCCACAACGTCAGTTTTTGAGTCAAAGAAGGGTTCTGCTTGTCCATTTACATTTATATCAAAATCGGAATCTGCCACGTTTCTTTTAAGAAGTGTGACTATATCTATTATAATACCAGCAGTATCAGATAACACCTCTATCGTGTTAGAGCTACTTTCAAACTGCCTATCCATTACTAACATTGCAAAGTTGTAAGATACCAACCGCTGCTCAGTGTTAAACGTGAAGCCGTTTGGAACTAACCACACAAGAGGGTAGTATTTAACCTCGTCAACTGCGAAGTCAAACTCTGCCCCTACTGCGAACTTTCCCACCATTTTGTGAGACTCCGCTTGGGTTTTTATCTTTTCGATGATTTGGTTGAGCGTCATATTTTTTAAGCTTGGCTTCGTTTTTTAGCCTCCATTTATTTTTTGTAGTCATCAGGGAAATCGTAATTGTAGAAACAGTCGTCATCCGTACCCGGTAGATACATTCCTCCAAAATAAGCCGTGTTCTGTGGTCTGATTACATCAAAGCCAGTGCCAGGGTTCAGATACTTCGGATAGATAGTTGGGTTCTCCTTGAGGAAATCTCTTAATCTTTCAGCATAGTATTCAGCCTTATCTCTGTATCTCTGCTCAATCTGTGTTAATTCTCCTGTTGTGATAGGTGTTGCGTTTTCAGAGTTACGAGAAGCGACTGACTTATTCATGAACTTAAACGTCATCGGAAGCATCGACTCGGTGAGTGAGTAGTATTTCAAACAAGGTGCAATATAACTATCAAGTAAAGTGGTGTTATCGCTTGTTAATGTACCGTTATAAGCCTGATCTTGCAACTCGTCGTATATACCCGAGCCAATCACATCTCTGATGTAAATCTCTTGAGCCTCTTTAATCGCTGCCTTGAGAAGCTTATCGTCTAAGTTCTCGTTGATTGGTGTGTTATCCTTTAAGTAGGTAACGGAAACAAAATATACAAAGTTAGCCATTGATTCTTCTTCTTAATAGTTGTGGTTGCCAAATGTGTCTGCAATAAGGAACGTGAGTGGTTGTGCCTTTAATGGTCATCCATCCGCCCCGTCTTTTCCAAGCTGAATAACCTGGGTCGTTGTACTCTCTTGCAAGTATCACAGAAATTTGGTCGATTTCCTCTCTTGTGTAAACTCGGTTTAAACGTATCATCCTCTGACAAAAGTCACGAGATGTAGGCAACAAATCGCCACCGCTTATTCCTGGTGCCTTTTCATAAGTGTAACGAGTCACAATCTCTGTTCCTACATTTGAATTTTCAAGAGTGGTTGTTCCCTCAGGTGTGATTCTGAAACCATCATCAACAGATTCAATCAAGCCTCTCTGTGCCATATCATCAACCTCTCGCATTATCTCCTCAACAGGCTTCTGAATGTTGTTTGAGAGCGTTTCTAAGGTGATACCCTCGTTACTATACAACCACTGCAAAATCATTGCTTGTAGAGCATCTCCGAACTCCAAGGGAACAGACTCAAAATTGGAAGCATCTTCACCAAACTCAGCAAATACTTTTAAATCTTTGTCATCATCCCATCCAAAAGGATTCTCACAGCTCTCACATTTTACTTGTTCTGACATTGCTGTTGTGGCTGACATTCCTAACTCAATACGAGCCTCATCTCTGTCTATGATGCCTTTCTCAAATAGTTGAACGTAGTCAAGTCCTATCGGTGGCTTGTTCTTAGTTTTAAGCTTTACAGGTGTAATGTATTTGAAGATAGAACTCAAAGCCCTGTCCATCTGATTCTGTCTTGGCTCAATGTAGGAAGTTTGGAACGCTTCAAAGGCTTCTATTAACTCGTTACGCCCTCCAAGTTGCCCCTCTGTTTTTATACCGAAAAGCATCGGAGAAGTAACTCGGTGACTCATTAAAATCTCCTCTTGTACGGTGTTATTTAAAATGTCAAACTGCTTGTCAAAGTCTGAAGGTGCAAGATTGTTAACTACTGAAGGAGTTTCGTTCGGATCGTTGAACTGAATAATGATAGACCCAGCGTTATCTGTTCCGCTAAAGTTGTCTTTAAATCTTCTTATCGTCTGCCTAGCTTCCTCAGGTGATGGAATGCCTTTAAATAATTGTAAAAGCGTCTGAGCAGAAAATCCTGATTTGATTGAGTTAAGATGGAAGTTGGCAATCTCTGTGTCTATCTCGATATATTTAAGAGCTGACTGGTATGGTGCTGTTGGATACTCTCCGCATCCTGCTTTGTACATCTTAAAATAATACACTTGCTTAGATTCTCTCGTATTTGGATTCCAAGGGTAATAATGTTCAGGCTTTACTTTCCTATCACTCCAATCCTCAGCGTATAGATAGTGACCATCTAACGAGTGACGGACATTCTGAAAAGGCAAGTGATAAATCTCAGCTATCTTGGTCTTGGCTTTGTTC